CCGTTCACCAAGTCAGTCTTCTGGACTTCCTGGTAGGTCTTCGTGAAGAACGTCTCAGCATTGTTCTTCGCGGCCTTCTCAACTGCTAGCAACTGCATGAGTTTGCGGGCCATTGCATCGTTCCTTTCTCAGTTTGAGGCTGAAGTTTGGGGTTTCTACTTCCTATCACTTGTGCTTACAAGTTTTTTCTAAGCTAAAGAATCGGGCCACCCCCACAAAGGCGAGTGGCCCGACCCAGCTCCCATCCCTCGGAGCTACTGCTTGTTGCTGTTCGGCCTGCTGGCTGCCTGCTGCGCCTGGAAGTCCTTCATCGCAGCCAGGGTTGCCTGACCGGAGCTGGACTCGAGGGCCTTGGTGGCCAGAGCGACGTTCTCCTTGCGGGCCTCTCCCAGCTCGGCGCTGAGCTTGGCGAGGTCGCTGGCCTGCTTGGCGATGGTCTCCTTGAGGCCGGCGATCTCCAGCAGCGAGAGCCTCTTCTCGGAAGCCGCCACCTGGTCAGCCAGGGCCTTCTCGTGCTCATAGGTCCGCTTCTGCGCGCTGGTGGCGATGGCGACTTCCTTGTTCACCTCCGCCTTGATCTCGTTCGTGATGTTGTCCACGCGGGCCTTGAGGGCTACGAATTCGGTCTCCTTGGCCTTCAGTGCAGCCTCCCTCTCATCCCAGCCCTTCTTCAGCAGGGTGTCCTTGTCCTGGTTGGCGCGGTCGATGGTGGAGCGCTGGAAGTTGTAGGCGTCCTCGGCCTTCTTCCTGTTCTGGCTGAGGTTGTAGTTGTACTCGGTCTCTTCCTTGCGCCTGTTCTCGTTGGCCTCGCGGATCTGCTTGTTGATCTGCTCGTTGTGGTCTGCCTGTTCCTGCTCCCAGGCAGCCTTCATGGAGGAGATCTCGTTCTCGAGCTCTGCCACCTTGGCGTCGTGCTCGGCGATCGCATCCTTGAGAGAAGATGCGATGACCTCCTTGCCATGAAGCTCTTCAATCTCCTTGGTGAGATTCTTGTTCTGCTCCTTCAGGTTGGCGAGCAGAGTGGTCTGCTCGATGACCTGCGACCCGATGTCGTCGAACACCTTGCCCAGCTTCAGGCGGGCATCGGTGAGGTTCTTCAGGGCCGACTCGGCCGTGATCTGGCCCACCGCTGCCGAGACAGAAGCAGCCCGCTTCTCGGCAGCCTCCTTCTCGTGCGTGGGAAGCTCTTCTGTCGCCGCCACTTCGGCGCGAACGCGAGCTGCTGCGGACTTTGTCTCTGCCTTGCTACGGGGATTACGTGCCATTGTCAGTGCTCCAGGGTTGGGATGTACGGACCAATTGATCCGTACATTCTCATAACCTAGACCTCTGACATTTTACTGATTACGGGAACTTACGTCCCAAGGCAAGTTGCTTGGCGAGCCAAATGCTGTAGAACTCATCTGGCTTGCCAAGCCTGAACCACTCATCGAATGACGAAGATTTGCCTAGAGGCATCTCATCCTCGGCCGCGTGTGCTTCATTTTCACGACGAATTTCTTCTCTGCTCTCACGCACATCATCGGGGTCGTAGTAGAAACGCCGGGGCATCAATGCTCCTCGTTGGGAAAGAACTTTGCCAGGTTCAAAACCCGGTCATGTATTCTCTGCACTTCACCTATCAGATAGGCAAGCTCATTAATGATGTTAGGATCCTCATCAAGAGCCCGTGCAGCTTTGTATGTGTCGTAAAGCTCTGACCAGGTAGTTGAATTCAAGTCACTAGCAATGACCTCCACTTGTTCTCTGAAGATGGGCTTCATGGCTTTGTCGAGATGTCACAGTTAGCGCAGTGAACATCGTCGCATGTTGGGCATAGCAACTCTTCACCACAGCCCATACAAGTGTACGCTTCCTCCCCGAGAGCCGCTGGTATGATGCAGTGGAGATGCACTATATGTGCTTCTTCTGGATTGTTTGGATCCTCATCCACCAACGTCATTCTTCCACTTTTCTTGCTGATGCCGGGTACACCAGGTAGAACACTGAATGCTCGGTCTCCTCGCTCTATGATCTCCCCGCAGTAATCACAGACGAGCTCATTCAGCACTGGTGTTTGTTCGTAAGCTTCTTGGGGCCAAGGCTGATTGAACCCTGGTTGGTAGGTGGCGTCAGACATCTGACCTCTCGTCACTCCTAACGACGCCGAGTAGTGACATCGGGGAGATCATTTGGAAGGCACATCGATAGTGCCAGAGCTTTTCTTTTGTCCCGTCTTCAAACCCAGATGGAACCAGTCCAACGTTGTTGTAATTGATGTCATCCCCAGCTTCTGCAACCGCAACCTTGAGTACGAAGACCCTATGCTCTGGTCTGATCTTTCTGGAGCAGATCTCACACAGCATTCATTCCTCATCTGGCGGAGGCCAACGATCTAGTGGCCACGGAAACGGAGGAAGCACCTCAGCTCTAAGAACTAGTTGAAGGAGTGGTGTGTTGATGAGACCGCACCGTTGGCAGACACCTTCGTGGTAGTAGCCCTGGAGAGATCTCCAGACGTCTTTCGTCCATTTGACGCAGGCTTGGCATTCCCAAGTGATGACGTAGGTCGGAGCGAGGGTTTGAATCCAGGACTGGAAGTATCCGCAGTTTCCACAATCATGCGGATCGTCACAGTTACCCCGTACACCCTCCTCGAAGATTGGCTTCCCCCATTCGTTGAATCGTCCTCCGTTTGCAGCGTGGAGGATTTTGCAGAACGCAATCTTGGTCGGCGGGTCGTAGGGGTCTGACACGAGCCTATCCGTGGCTAGCTGCAACCATGCATGCGGTTGCAAAGTAGCGAAGGAGTGAGACCAGGAAAGCGATGAAGAAGAGCTTCAAGGCAACCTCCAAAGTTTGAACATTGAGTCAAGATGTGTACAGATTCTTATCCCTTCCTCCTCCTAGGTTTTCGCTGTATCTTCACCATTGTTACGGCGGACCCGAGAACCTCGAGCGCACGAGGTAGGGCCCGGCACTTGAACATTTCCCCCAACGCGCAGGGCGGATGCGATGCCAACGATCGACCCAGAGCTTTCCTTTAGTGTACTGAAGGATAGCGTCATCAAGTCAGTGTCGTCGTACTTTCCATACGAAGGCCGTAATCAGAAGCTCGTGCTCAAGAACATCTGGGCAGATGACAAGTTGTCTGTTGATGACATCCGTTCCCAGGCGGAGGCAAAGGACAAGGAGAAGACCTGGGGCGTGCCCATCAAGGGCGATCTCGAGTTGATCGACAAGGCTACTGGCAAAGTGATCGATTCAAAGACGATGACTCTTTCTCGTCTTCCGAAGATGACATCCAGGTATGGATTCATCGTCGATGGCAATGAGTATCAGGTAGACCACCTCTTTCGTTTGAAGAGTGGCGTCTACGCTCGCATCCAGCAGAACGGTGACATCAAGTCTGAGTTCAACCTAGCCAGCGGCAATGGCTTCTCAGTCTTCCTGGACCGCAAGAAGAAGCAGTTCCAGATGAAGATGGGATCTACACACATCCCTCTGTATCCAATCCTGCATTCGTTGGGTGTTTCCGACGATCAGCTACAGGTGGCTTGGGGCAAGGAGATCTTGGCGGCTAACAAGCCAAAAGATCAGAACGCCTTCAACAAGTCACTGCATTCCTTCTACTCAAAGACGGGCGACCAGGCAGCGCCGGCGGATTTGGGTAAGGCCGTAGCGCATGTGAAGGATTGGTTTAGCAAGACGCAATTGCGTCCCGACACAACCAAGGTGACTTTAGGCAAGGCCTTTGACTCCGTGAATGGAGAAACGCTTCAGCTAGCTACCGCTAAACTGTTGGGAGTAGCTCGAGGCACAGTACAACCAGATGACCGCGACAACCTCTCCTTCAAGGAGGTTGTTTCTGTAGAGGACTTCATCCCAGAGAAGATCAAGCGGGCAGACATGTCCATCAAGGGACGTCTGCGGCACACGGTAGATCGTAAGAAGTCTGTGCTCGAGATCGTGTCCCCAGATCTCTTCGCCCGTCCAGTAATGGACTTCTTTAAGAAGAGTGGTTCCATCACAGAGAGATCTGAACAGACCAACCCTCTACAGATGCTAGCCGGTCACCACAAGACCACACTCATTGCCCCAGACTTCGGAGGAATGAAGAGCGAGCACTCCCTTATTGATGAGATGCGTGTCATCAACCCGAGCCATTTCGGGTTCCTAGATCCGATGCACACGCCTGAGAGCTCGAGGACTGGCATCACTCTGCACATGAACTTGTCCACCCAGAAGATCGGGAAGGACTTGGTATCTCCTGTTTTCGACAAGGAAACAGGCAAGCTGACCTATCTTAACCCGGCACAGTTTCACGACGCCAAGGTTGTGTTGCCAGACCAGGTGAGGTGGGAGAAGGGTATCCCAAAGCCCATCTCGTCTGAGGTCAAGATCAAGCACGAGGGTGGTGATATTCATCCGTCCAAGTTCTCAGATGCTCGTTACGTCATGCCGAGCACTAAGGGTGTGTTCGGCATTGCTTCTAACCTGATTCCGTTCCTTCCTTGCGATCAGGGCAACCGCGTATCGATGGCCGACAAACAGATGGAGCAGGCCATCTCGCTCAAGCACAGAGAGCCACCACTGGTTCAGTCTATGGGACCAGGGGTGCATACGTTCGATCATGAAGTAGGTCGCTTTACTTCTATCTCTGCCCCCGTTGATGGAAAGGTAGTCGCCATCAAGAAGGACGCAATCGTCATTGGTGATGGCAGGAAGAAGCATGAAGTACACATCTACGATCACTTCCCCTTGAATGACGCCAAGGGGATGTTGCACTCAACTCCCACTGTCCAGGTAGGTGACTCCGTCAAGAAGGGTCAGCTACTAGCAGACTCGAACTACACCAAGGGCGGAACTCTGGCTCTCGGCACCAACCTGCGGGTTGGTTACATCCCATACAAGGGATACAACTTCGAGGACGGCATCGTCATTTCCGAGAGCGCCGCCAAGAAGCTGACCTCGGAACACCTGCACCGTCGCAGTCTGGAAGTAGACCCAGATACGGACATCGTCTCCAAGAGCAAGTTTCTGGTACATGCATCATTGAAGGCGAAGTCAATCCCTCAGGAGCACATCAATGCTCTTGATGATGAGGGAATCATCAAGCCTGGGACCAAGGTTGTTCCTGGTCAGGTAATGGTTGCGGCTCTAAAGAAGAACACCCAGAAGATCGCTGAATTTGGAAAGCGTTCTTGGAAGCCTTGGAAGGACAACTCGATTGTTTGGGACGAAGACCACGTTGGTGAAGTCATCAAGGTGGTGAAGAGCCCAACTGGAAAGGACGTAAAGGTCTACGTCAAGACTGAGGAGCCTCTGGTCATTGGCGACAAGCTTTCGGGTCGGCATGGAAACAAGGGCATCGTGACCATGATCCTTCCAGATCATGAGATGCCGCACACGAAGGATGAGAAGGGGGAGGCAAAGCCTCTTGAGGTACTTCTCAACCCTCATGGTGTGCCTAGCCGTATCAACATCGGCCAGGCAATGGAGACAGCTGTAGGAAAGATCGCAGAGAAGACCGGCAAGGTCTACAAGGTGGACAACTTTGCCGGCCCAAGCCATATCTACCATGAGCAAGTAATGAAGGATCTCAAGGCTCATGGTATTTCCGACGAAGAGAAGGTCTACGACCCAAATGATCCGAACCATGCACTGGGCTCTGTTCTAGTTGGCCCCCAGTACCTGATGAAGTTGAAGCACCAGGTGGAGAAGAAGCTCTCCGTACGTGGTGGTGGAACCGATCTGAATCGTCGTCCGTTGCCTGTCGATGTTGATCGGCAGCCTACTCGGGGAAGTGGAAACAGCGGCCAGAGCCTTGGTCAGCTCGATGCGTACGTGTTGCTTGGGCATAACGCCAGGGCCAATCTTCGTGAAGCAGCAACGTACAAGTCAGACCTCCAGGATGCTGGCTTCTGGTCAATGATTCAGGAGGGCTACGAGCCACCACCTCCCAAAGTTCCATTTGCTTATGAGAAGTTTACGGGCCTGCTCAAAGGGCTTGGGGTGAACATCGAGAAGCATGGCACTCAGATGCGTATTCAGCCTTTGACGGACAAAGAGATCATCCACATGGCCGGAGGGCCAAAGGGGGAGATCAAGAATGCCAACATGACTCTTCGTGCAAAAGACCTACGCGAAGAGAAGCATGGCCTCTTTGATATTGGAATTACTGGTGGGCGCGAAGGAACCAAGTGGGGATTCATTCGTCTCAACGAGCCTATCCCCAACCCGATCTTTGTTGGTTCTGGCAACCAGACTGGACCTGTCCCAACACTGTTGGGGATGAAACTAGATGATGTTGAAAAGGTCATGCGCGGTGAGATGGAGATCAACGGCAAGACTGGTGGGCACGCTATCGAGGGCGCGCTGAAGAAGCTGGATGTCGATAAGGAGATTGATCTCCAGCGGGCCAAGCTCAAGAGCGTGACACGTGGTGCAGAGCTAGATCGCGCAAACAAGAAGCTTCGTTACCTGCTTGCATTGAAGGAAGTAGGAATGAAGCCTCACGAGGCTTACGTTCTCCACACCTTGCCGGTTCTTCCTCCTGTATTCCGTCCAGTGACTGAGACGGAAAATGGGGATGTCCACGCATCGTCGCTCAATGGTCTTTACAAGAACATTGCAGTGCTCAACCAAAAGGTCGGTGAGTTTGACCACAACATCATGCCAGTGGAGATGCTACATCCACTGAGGCACTCTCTCTATGAGAGTGTAAAGGCCTTCCAGTCTGTTGGAGGGACGGTTGGGTACGACACAGATTCACCTGGTGGAAAACGGTCCTTGAAGGGCATTCTCGCCATGATTGGTGGCGGGGAGAAGGACTCTGGGGAGAAGACGCAGCCAAAGGAAGGTTACTTCCAGCGCAAGCTTGTAGCTCGTCGTCAGAACCTATCTATCCGCTCTACCATCATCCCAGAGCCAAAGCTTGGACTGGATGAGGTGGGCATCCCCAGAAATGCAGCGATGGAGCTCTATAAGCCCTACGTTGTGGTCGAGATGAAGAAGATGGGCGTCACGGCATTGGACGCCCAGGACCACATGAAGAAGGGGTCAGACATTGCCTTCAAGGCTCTTGAGAAGGCAATTGCAGATCGCCCGCTGATGCTCAAGCGCGACCCTGCACTACACAAGTTCAACATTCTGTCCTTCAAGCCCAGGTTGGTAGAAGGGAAGGCCATCCAGATCCATCCACTGGTCTGCGGTGGATTCAACGCCGACTTCGACGGCGACACCATGTCTGGCTTCGTCCCAATGTCCAAGGAGGCAGTGGAGGAAGCCAAACAGATGTTCCCTTCCAAGAACCTGTTCTCTCCTACTTCTGGCGGGCCAATGTTCATGCCTGTGCAGGAGTCAATGTTAGGTCTTCACTTGCTTACCAAGTGGGGAAAGACCACCAACCACAAGTTCGATACTGTGGGTGATGCAAAGAAGGCCTACGAGGCGCACAAGATCGCTGTCGATGACGTCGTGACCGTCAAGGGTGCCAAGGGCGCTACTACTGTCGGTCGCTTGATGCTTGCCGAGAAGCTGCCTTCAGGATTCAAGCTCAACTCGGACGTGTTGCACAGCCCAACCTTCACTATCAACAAGAAGGTGATGAACAGCATTGCCGACATCGTTGCTCGAGAGCATCCACGGGAATTCTCTGAGACAGTGGACGGGCTGAAGAACCTCGGTAACGAACACGTGTATCGTGCAGGCTTCTCGTTTGGTCTTCGTGACATCGCGCCTTTGCCTGGACGCAAGGCAATTCTTGATGATGCACAGAAGAAAGCAGAGCACATCAAGAAGACTGTAACCAACAGGGATGACCGTGATAGTCAGGTCATTGCAACTTATCAAGATGCAACTACACAGTTGGATGAGCTGTCCAAGAAGTTCCACGCAACTTCTGGAAACCGTCTGGCGCAGATGGTTTACACTGGATCGAAGGGAAAGCCGGAGCAGCTGAGGCAGATGATCGCAGCACCAATGCTCATGCAGGATGGCTCTGGACGCACTCTGATGACTCCGGTCACCAGGAGCTATGCCGAAGGCTTGGATGTCGGTGATTACTGGCAAGCCCAGCATGGCGCTCGCAAGGGAACTCTACAGCGTACACTTGGAACCAGCGAGCCTGGCGTAGTGTCGAAGGACATCATCAATGCCACTATGAGCACTCTGATCGTCTCCAAGGATTGTGGGACCAGTCAGGGTGTTCTTATGCGTCTTACTCCTCCAACCAAGGATGGAGAGGACGATCGCAGTCATAAGGACGTACACGATCGTTTCCTGGCGACCCAGTACAAGCTGCATGATGGAACGATCGCAAAGCCTGGAGATCTCATTACCCCAGAGCTCTCAGCCAAGCTTCGCAAGAGCGGACATGAGAAGGTGCTGGCTAGATCTCCACTGAAGTGCCAGCACGGAGATGGTATCTGCTCCAAGTGTTTTGGCTTGAACGAGAACGGTAGGCTACATGAGGTCGGTACAAACATCGGTGTATTGGCTGGGCAGGCTTTGTCTGAGCCGGCTGTACAGATGGCAATGGACAGCTTCCACAGCGGTGGTCTTGCCCAAGGGCGTGGTGCAGAGTCAGTTGACCGTATGACAAGGCTCTCCCACTTGCTCGAGATCCCAAAGAAGTTGAAGAACGCTGCTACGCTATCTAGGATAGATGGTAAGGTTGTTGCCGTCACCAAGGACGCTGCCGGCGGCCACGACGTAATGGTACAGCCTCATGCTGGTGGGGAGTTGGAGAAACACTACGTGCCGTACCCCACAAAACTGAAAGTAGGGGTTGGTTCGGAAGTGTCTAAGTCCCATCCTCTATCAGATGGGCCAATCAACCCACGTCATCTGCTACCATTGTCAGACATTCACCGGGTGCAGAAGTATCTGACTGACGAGATGTACAATGAGCTCTATGACAAGGAAGGTGTACGCCGGCGCAATGTCGAAGTTGTGGTACGTTCCATGACCAACCTAACCAAGGTGAAAGATCCTGGGACTAGCGAACTACTTCATGGAGACGTAACTGCCAGGTCCGTAGTTGATGAACACAATCGGAATTTGAAGCCTGGAGAAAAGCCCATCATTCATGAGCCTGTTCTTCATGGCATCAAGCAGGTTTCTACTGGCGTAGGGTCTACAGACTGGATGGCTAGGTTGAACTACCAGAGGTTGGCCCAGACGATCATGCAGGGCGCAGCCCAGGCATGGAAGAGTGACATCCACTCATCACACCCAATTCCTGCCTACGCAAGGGGTAGTGAGTTCGGACGGCCACCAGCTGATCTCAAAGAAAAGAAGCCGCACGTCTACTAGGAGTCAACGTGCCTACCGTTTCTTATCCAGATCAACTAGGAGGCAGGCTTACTTACTCGAGCATTACTCCTGCGTTCATCTTGTCTGCTCGAGTTCTGAACGTAAACGTAGACAGGTACACCGTTACCATCGCGCCTGAGTTCATCAAGAGCCCACACTCAGAGATTCCTTTTGCTACACCCTACCAGCACCCCAACAATGGTGAGGGTATCTACTTCATGCCTGAGGTAGGGAGTCTCTGTTGGGTCTGTTACAACTCAGATGGAGGCAAACCTTTTGTTATCGCCTGGAAAGCAGGCATGGATACAAAGGGCAGCTTCAGGACAAATAAGCAGAGCTTGAATCCTGGTGACATCTACCTTGGGACCAGAGATGAGAACTTCATGGTGTTGAGGCGTGGTGGGGTTGTTCAGATTGGAGCTACACCACTAGCCCAAACCATCTATGTTCCGATCAACAACACCATCAAGAACTACTGTGAGAACTTTGCCATCCATTCACTTGGTGGCGACTTGGAGTGGACCATACGGCGTCAGGAAGAAACCACCGATGGAACTCGTCCAAGCTCCTTGAAGCTCTCTGCAAAGGAGTTCTCCGACGACTCTAAGTATGTGGCAGAACTGGAAATAGGTTCCCAAGAGGGAGATGAGGACACTATCCTGCGCTTGGTGATTCACGACTCTGGAGGCGAAGGTTCTGCCGATCAGATCAAGCTTTTGATGAAGAAAACCGGAGAAGTGAGCTGGGTTTCGCAAGGGGATGTAAACGGATTCACCTCAGGGAATTACACCGTACACTCGGATGGAGATATGACATTGACGAGTGGCGGCAATGTGCAGATCTCCGCAGCTAGTAGTCTTGGAGCTGCTGGCGCTGATGTCGCCATCGAAGCTCAGACTGGCGCTGTCGAGATTACTGCCGCCAGCTCTATCTCTTTACAGGGAGCTACCGTCGTTCAAGGTGGCAGCAGTCCTGTAGCTCTTGCTGTGCCCCTTTTGACTTGGTTGGCCACCCACGTTCACACTGCATTGGGTGCTGGTCCTCCTCCAGTTCCACCAGATTTAGGGATCGTCTCTCAAGCACTGTTCTCTGATTAGGAGATCTCGATGCCGCGACTCTACCTGGACGATCATCCTGAGCTCGTAAATGCCTTCAAGAAGGAGGCAGGTTACGTTGCGAAGCTTTCGGACGAGCCCCAGAACTGGGCCCAGGAAGCTACCAGCGAGATGCTCCGTCGGCACCCATGGTTGTCCGACTATGAGATCTCTCCGACCGTTGACAAGCTGGATGAGCAGCGTGGCTTTGGCTTTGGCTATATCGACGTCTCAAATAAGACCGAGCGGCCTGAGCAGGAGCATGAAGAGACTGGAATCCCACACATCAGGATTCCGTTGATCGTGGAAGATCACCAGCTCCGTCCTTTCACCGTCTTCATGGATGGTGATCGGGTCATGCCGATGAACGAGGATAGGGTTCGTGAAACCCTATTCAATCCTCAGGCCTTTGACCTTTCTACTATCCCTCCGGCAGATCCAAGCTTGATCGAGCAGTGGATGCCTCCCAACCGTACTGGTGTTGGCGTTGGTGGTGAGTTCAAGCTTGCGTCTGCCGATGCTGCTTTCTTTGAAGGACTTTCATCAAAATCCAAGACAGCTGTTGCTGTTGGAGTCGGTAATCTTGCTACTGAAGCATTCCTTGCAGGGTTGGAGAAGAAGTTAGATAAGGTTGATAAGAAGGAAAAAAGGGCATTTGCCCACATTACTCCTGAGCAGTGGTCTGCCCTTTACCAGAACGAGAAGGTTCAGGGGCTGGTAGAGAAGTTTGGAAAGTATGACCATCCTGAGGTAACCAACGCCGTCTTCGAGCTGGCGTCCAAGAGGTACGGCTACCATCCAAAGACTGCATCAGTACGTACTGACAGCCTGCTTCTCGCCATCGCTCCGACAATCTCGGAGAAGGCTGCCCAGGAGTTTATCAACAAGCTGGCATCAGACAACTCAATCAAGGTTGGCCTAAGAAGCGTCTCAGATCTTCTGATTGAGGCCTTTGATAAGACCAAGCGTGCATCTGCTGAGGACTACCTCAGGACAATTGCTGACAACATCCAACCAACCGTAATGACAATCCAGAAGCTTCCTGGTGGAGACTTCCTGGTGAAGTCGGCTGCTGTTAATGCTTTTGCTGGAGGTCCAGAAGCACAAGGTCAGGTTGTTCCACAGTCTGAAGCAGCGGACGCTGTAGGCGCAGACACAGTCAATGGAATGAAGCCTGGCCAGTCAGTCACTGCTGTTGCAGATCCAGTAAAGCCAAATGCTGGTCCGCAGGGATTTGATGGCCAGCCTGTACAGGAATTTGGTCAGTACACTGTGCAGGACACAATGGGTAATGACCTTGTTGGTTGGGTGTTCCCAGAGCTTTTGTCTTGGGATGGGAACTTCTCCCCAATGCCAACAATGCTCTTCACCAATGGTTCCGCCTATGCACTCCAGGACGGCATCGTCGGCAAGATGGTTGGAAAGAGTGTTGGTCTACCTGAGAGCGATCCAGTTGGAGAAGGCACCTTCTACTCGGTCACCAATGATGGGGTGACCGCAACAGTTCCGGTGACCTTGTCTTCTGCTATGGCTGGCCCAGATGGGTCTCCTGTTTATCAGGGATCAGATCCATTCGGTAATCCACTTGTCTTGCGGGTCACTCAGGGATTGACGCAGCCAGAGCGCATCAACAATAACGAGTACGCAATCCCGGATTCTTGGTCCTGGATGCGCCTCAACAATCAGACGCAGCTCCAAGGCGCGAGCGGACCAGATGGAGCTGGCGCGTCGATGCCAGGTGCCCCGCCACAGCCACCACCTGAGCCTCCAGCCCACGCTCTGGCTCAAAAGAAGGGCGTTCCAAACAAGATGGGTAATGGAACCAAGGCTACTCCAACAGCTCCGGGTGGGCCTGGTGGCGGAACGATCCCAGGCTCTGGAGGGCCTATTAGCCCAACTACAGCAGGTCCTCCAGTGGTTCCGGGCGGTGGAATGCTTGGGCCCAATGCAGGAAGTCCTCAGGCAGGTGGGCCGCCACCCGCTGGACCTGGTGGGCCTCCTGACGCAGGTGGAGCTCAGGCTGCGCCTGGCGGGCCTCCAGGTGCTGCACCAAAGGGTCCTCCTAAGGCTGAGTCAAAGTCTGGCAAGAAGCCAGAAAAGAAGGACGAGAAGAAGCCTGAGAAGAAGGACGACAAGAAGCCAAAGACCAAGACATCTGCCGCTCAGGCAGCTCAGAACACCGTTGAGTTGTACTTCAACGGAGCGTTCCAGTTAGAGGGTGGCTGTGGCCTACACAAGATCGCCAGCGAGTTCCGTTACGATCTTGACGCAGTAAGCGCCGAGTTCATGCTCGGACTGCTTGGCGTTCCTGGGTCAATGGCAAAGCAGAAGGTAGCGGAAGCGCGTAAGCTCAATGGACGTGATTCAGTCAAGCTGGCTGGATTGAAGACAATCACCACTCTGGGTGAGCGTTATAGCCAGTCGGTGAAGACAGCTAGCGCCTTCCTAGAGAGGCTGCCAAATCTACGCAAGGATTTGGTCAAGGAAGCTGCCGCCATCAAGGATGAGGCCACGATCGACAAAGTCTTGGCGCTCAACTTCATCAACCCAGAGAACGTCTCAACCTTCGTTGAATACTTGCCAGAGCTCGAGCAGGCTGGTGAGCGTATGGCTGAGATGCTCATCCATAGCTACTTGGGTCAACAGGACATGCCAGAAGGCGCAATCGAGAAGGCCATGACTGGCATGGAGGATGTGATTGCAGGGCTGAAAGCAATTCGAGGGGTAGAGGAGTCTCAGGCATGATTTTGTTTCGTGCCTTCACTAATGAGATCGAAAAGCTGGCGTTTGGGCCAATGTTGGGGGCTCCAAAGCCACCTAAGATTGGTGTACCAAAACCATCAAAAATGCCGATGCCAAAACCAGCTATGCCCGCTACTTGTGGTGGCGGGCAGTGTTCAAAACCACTACTCGACACGAACAATCTTTCATCTTCTCAGCAATCTGAATACGCAGCTCAATTAAAGATGATGGGCGGTGGTTGATTCATTTCTGGGATGTTGTAGACTCCAGACATGCGTCATCCCGCCGAGTTCTACCTCAAAGCCCTCTGCATTCAGAATCCAACCTTTCAGGCAGTAGATCTCTTCACCAAGCTCGAGCAGGGAGGCTTCATGTCTCCCCTCGCACAGGTGCAGAACAACTACCTGCCTGCGCTGGTTCAGGAGTTTCAACCTGGAGGAGAGAATGCGCCTCCTACAGGTTTTAACTTCATGGACCAGCGGCATCGTGCTTCGATGCGCTATTTGAGGGACCAGGGAGTCTACGACTACTTTGTTCCGTCGGCAGCGATGAGGGATGCAAGAGACATCCTTATTCGACCAGATAAACGGCTAGTCGTAGAGCAAGCTCTCTTCTCCAGGATTCCGTCCGTTGAGCTGGCCAAGAAGATCAATCAGCAGAAGAACTGGCATCTGACTGCCGACGGGATTGACCTCTACAAGCACTACTACTGGAACATCGACTTACTTACGTTCGATGACTGGGGCCGTTTCCTTTACGGTCGCACAGCTGTCTATGAGCGCATGATGTCGATGATGACAGCAGATACTCAGCTGGCTCTCAGTATGTTGCAAGTGTCGCAGACCATCGAAAGCCGTCACATGATTACGGAGATCCAGAAGGCTTCCTACTTCACTTTCATGGAGTGCCACTTGAAGCCTGGCACCAGCACCGAGAAAGTGAAGAACATGAACATGCTGGGAAAGACTGTGCTAGAATGCCATGCAGCTCTCAACACCGAAGGCATGGCGCTGAAGGACATTCTCAAGAACTTCGAGAAGTGGCGCATGGAGAGGCCAGCAGATGTGCCCCCACCAATCCAGCAGCTAACAGCTGGTGGTAGCTTCTCTGGTAACGGAGTCCGTGAAGAGCAGCCTGCTAAACCGGATCCAACAAAGAACTGAGGAATGCATGGTCTGGCACGAGCGTCAGTTGGAAACGCAGCAGGATAGCCAGGTAGACCAGGCTAGAGCTGCTGAGTTAGACAAAGCTAAGGTTGACGTACACCAAGCCATAGTCAAGGAAACTGGCGAAGGTTTACGACAGTTCAAACCAATCAAATTCCAGCCGGTCATCGGACGAGGGATCTTTGAAGCCGAATTCGCGGAGAAAGATGACGACATCATCTTTCACTTCTGGCCCTATCAATACCGGCTAAAGCAAAAGGAGGGTAAGCAGCTACCACAGTTTCCGCAAGGAACAGAAAACCTACTTAAACTTTCCCTAACTACATCATTTGCTGATAACAGAATCGAAACTTCCTTCGATCAAGACATGGGGTCCTTCTTCGTCCGAGCCATCGGCTACGCGAAGTCCCTAGACCCGAAGTACCTGGCAGTAAACGTGTGCAAAAAGTTCTACGAACTCTTGGGTGGAAAACCCTGAGAGCAAGAGCCACAGGTGGAACACCCTGAGGGCTAGAGAAAAAGGGTTCCCGGCTGGGAACCCTTTTCCATTTCAGGCCATTGCCTTCGTCTTCTCGTAGATGTGGGAGACCCTCCAGTTCATCAAGTAGAGAGCCTTGATGACCGGCCATGGAACGTTCTTCCGGCACTTGGTGCATGAGAGAAGCAGTGGCTGGGGGAGTTTGTCGAGAACTTCTTCCTCCGCTAGTCCTGGAGTCTCACACACCGTGCATTGCACAGCGATCGTCATTTCATGCTCCTTGTTGCCAGTCGGTTGATGAGCTTGGTGCAGAAGGTTCGACGATGGGAGTAGCTCTGCCCGTCGAATAGCAGGCCATGTTTCTCAATGGCCTCAATGTGGTCTGGGGTACCATAGCCGTGGTTTTGCGCCCAGTTGTACTGAGGATGCTTCTTACCCTCTTCAGCCATCAATGCGTCTCGGAACACCTTCGCAATGATGCTGGCGGCTGACACCTGCTTGTACTTGGCGTCTGCTTTTGGCTCTACAATCTGTCTACCTTTCCAAGCTCGTACAGCATTGACGCCATCCATGTAGAGGATTTCTGGAGTGGACCGTAGGTCTTTTAGCGCCCTGGAATAAGAAAGCTGAAGGGCGTTTGTGTACCTGATCTTGTCTATCTCCCACGGAAATGCGTAACCGATGCCTACGTCAAAGGCTGCCTTACAAAGGCCTAAGTAGAGACTACGACGCATCGTAGGGGATACCTGCTTGGAGTCTCTTACTTGTTTTGAGAGAAGTGGGAGATCTTCCTCTCTGAAGACTGTGATGACTGAGATGATGGGTCCAGCCAAAGCTCCAGTCCCTACTTCATCACAACCGGCTACGAGCATAACGCCGCTCGGTCTATACAGATGTGGCAAACAACCTGGTTACCCAACTTTCCCCACATCTTTCTCCATGGGTGCCAGTTGTTGGGCAGGAATCTCCTCAGTCGGAGCTTCTTGCACTTGGGGCACCGTTGGTAGCGACTACGAGTCCCACGCTTCCGGTTGATGCTACTCTTTCTCTCGAACTTGGTCGGGTCTGGGGCCTTGCTTGAACTGTTTCTGGGCATGTTTGCTCTTCCTTCTTCTGCGTGCGTTCTTTGCGAACTCAGCACCGCAGTTTCGGCACTGGTAGTGATGGGTGTTGCCCAACGTGCCGAGGATCCCACACTGGCCACCACAAACAGGGCAATCTTCCATAATATCTCCTCTCTACTTCTTATCCCCGAGAGGGTGATGAATCTTCATTTGACCGAATTGCCGTTTGACCACGATTTTCGTGAACATACTGAAGTCCGATCGTTTGAAGCTATCGATCGTTCCGCAGTTATTTGACGTTGCCCAGTCGTGTAGAAGGCTGTAAATCAACCTCAGGCTCTTGATGCCAATGTAGGTCTGGAATCGAAAAGTAACCAGCTTGACCATCTCTTCGTCTGTATCTGCAATGGAGTAGGTAATGTTCTCTCCAACGGCAGCTTTCATAGACTCACAGAAATCATCCAGCCAGGCTAGGGGCGGTAGTGAAGCGTGCATGGCCTCTCCTGTGCTACTGTGTACACGAATTTACTGACGCCTGCGAGAGGTTCATGAGCAAGGTCATTACCTCCGAAGAGCTCCGTCGAGAGATGCGTAGTAACGTCGTCATCTCCGAGAGTGGGCAGCCTGAACTGAGGGAAGAGTGGGACTTCGAACCAAGGATACGTGAAGAGTACGACGAAGACATAGCCATGCAGAAGGCTGCCGATGTCATCGGTGTCAGCCCTTCTGAGTTCGTCGAGTTTGCCATCCGGGTCAGGGAACCACACACCCAGAAGCAGATTCCCTTCTCATTCAACGAGCGTCGTTATCTTAGGCTGCCCTACGACGTCAGCTCCAGACGAACCCTCTATAAGTGCGGACGCCAGGTAGAGAAGAGCACCCTCCTTGGCAACAAGAGCATTGCTTACGCGGCAATCCACTCCAGCTTCAACATCCTGTACGTCTCCCCTACCAACGCCCAGACGAAGGTGTTCTCCCAAGACCGTTTGAAGGAGCCAATCGACACGTCTGAGGTCCTCAAAGCTTGGACTACCAGCAAGCTTGCCGACAACGTGTTCTTGAAGAAGTTCGTGAACAGAAGTCAGATCACTCTGCGGTACGCCTACCACAACGCCGACCGTGTTCGCGGTATCCCGTCGGACATGATCCTGATCGATGAGATCCAGGACATCATCACCGACAACATCCCAGTTATTGAAGAGTCGGCATCCCACTCTCCCTTCAAGATCTTCATCTACGCTGGAACCCCAAAGAGCTACGACAACACCCTTGAGAGGTATTGGTCTGACCACTCTACTCAGAACGAGTGGGCCATTCCTTGTGAACATCATGGTGTACCTGGAACCCCTTCAAGTTGGCATTGGAATGTACTGGGGGAGCCCAACATCGGCAAAGACGGACTGATCTGCGACAAGTGCGGAAACAAGATCAATCCGATGCATCCTCTTGCCCAGTGGGTCTCAATGAACCCAAGGGTCAGGCAGGAGCTCAAGGAGCCCTACGAAGGGTTCAGGATCCCCCAGTTGATGGTGCCATGGTTGCCATGGGGCGAAATCCTGGACAAGTACCGAACCTATGCTCGAGACAAGTTCTTCAACGAGGTTTTGGGTCTCTCCTACGACAGCGGAACCAGACCTCTACGCAGAGAAGATGTGGTGCAGAACTGTAGGCAGGGGTTCTTCATGAGTGAAGACACGCTAAAGCGTGTCAGGTCCATGATTGGACAGGCTACCCCAGTTTGGGCAGGGATTGACTGGGGTACTGGTACAGAACACTCGTTTACGGTTCTGAGTCTTGGAACCTACTTGAACGACAGATTCTTCATCTTCTACATCCACCGGTTCGAGGGACCAGAGAGTGAGCCGGTGATTCAACTACAGTTGATTGAGGACATCCTCAAGTACTGGAACGTGCAGGCGGTAGGTACAGACTACGGTGGCGGTGTTCACCAGAATAGCCACCTCATGCGCGCATTCGGCAAGAACAAGATATGGCCATACCAGTACAGCACACCAAGTCAGAAGGTTCGTTGGGAGCCACTCCTTCACAGATTCCTGGTGCATCGCACCGAGGTGATGAAGGATATCTTTGAAGCAATCAAGCGAGGCAACATCTTTGGGTTCCCAGACTGGTCTCAGTTCGAGAAGCCATTCGGACAAGACATGCTTAACATCTTTTCTGAATACGTTGAGACCCAGAGGATGATCAAGTACGACGCTCCGCCAGACAAGACTGACGACTCGTTCCACTCGCTGCTTTATTGCTTCTTGGCTTCCATGCTGACTCATCCTCGCTATGACGTCCTGAATCCAACAAGCAAGACAACTAGTGTTGATTAGGGGCTAACGAAAGAAGCCCGGTCAACAACCCCGGACTTCCTCCGTTCTCCTCTCCTCCACCGATCGCGCGATTCGGTGGAGGAGGAAGCCTACCGCATCACGCCGACGGCGCTGGCCGGGACCTTGGCCTTGGCCATGGCCCCCTCGACCGCGAGGGAGCGCTCGGCGGCCTTGCCGGTCTCCCACTTCCAGCTGCCGGGCATCTCCCAGTAGTCGCGCACCAGGTACGACACGCCCTGGTACACGAAGTACGCCGCGCCGGCGAACAGCGTGAACTTCACCAGGTCGATGGCGCTGATCGGCTGACCCGCGCGGAGCTTCACGCGGTCCCAGGCCCCCAGCTTCTCGGGGTCGATCCCCCGGAGCTTCAGCCCGCCCTGCGGCAGGCCGTTCTCGAACATCACGTTGGCGATCCGGTTCTTCAGCGCCTCGATGCTGCTCGAGTCGCTGATGTCCACCGGCTTCCCCGTCTGCGCATCGACGGGGTTCTTTCCGGACAGATCGTCGGCGACCATCCGGTTCTCCTGCTGCGTCTGCGCCTTCTGCGCCTCCTGCGCCCGCTTCTCGTGCAGCGGGGGGATTGCCACTTCGTTCTCAGGCATTGCGGTTTTCTCCTGGAGGGAGGTTAGAGAAGAACCCAGAATTGGGTTCAACTTCTTATCCCCAGGAGTTAGCTGCTTTTGCCACCTAGCCTGCGTAGAAGGGTATTTGTGCCCTTTTCGAGCACCTGCAAAGTGTCCTGAACCTGGCTTTGCCCCCTATGAAGCTCGATCCAGATCAAGATTGAAGAACGTAACTTCTTACGCCCCTCATCTAACTGTTTGTGTAGCATCTGTAGCTCTAGGTTTGTGGCGAACCCAGGCAGTTGGGAGATGTAGTTGATCTGGGCCAGACAGAGTTGGAAGAAGGTCTCCCAAGGCTTATCCAACACGGCAGCCGAGCCAATCAATTGTAGAGCCGGCTCATCCAGCCTATCAAACACCGTAGACCACATCTTCATTTCGTCTAGGTGCCACTTTCTGCAACCTAAAGATAGGCTGGCCGCTTGGTAGAGTTCCAAAGCTTCTGTATTCGTAGGTCGTAGAGGAGCATTCTGGATTGCAAGTGCCCTTCTCATTACTTCCATGTCTTGTTCTAGCTTTTGGATTCTGGCAACCAAGGCAAAGACAGTCTTTCTAGTCAAAGCTGGGACGTCAGAGCCCTGGTCAATTGCGAGCTGTTCAACTTCAGATCTATCGTATACGGCTCTGTTGTTCACTACATACTGCTTTAGAAGACCATCTCGTACATAGTTCCTGACGGTCCTCGTAGTGACGTTCAATCTGTTTGCCGTCCAGATTTGGTCCACTTTCTCGCTTCCCATGTTCTCCTCTCGGAGACTACCCTGTCCCTGTCTCGCACCCAGCAACAGTACAGGAGTCTACCACGTGGACAAGCTCGCGGAATTCCTAACCAGCGACCGTCTACAGCCTTCCGTTGCTCCTGAGGTTCTCGAGCTGCTGGGTAAGCAAGCAGCGGCAGCCTACCTAGAGCACGGCACTCCTCCTACCAGGACTATCGTAAAACTTGCTTCAGAAGGCAACCGTTATACAGCCGAGCACATCAAGAGAATTTGTGAGCTAGCCAATCAGAGCATCTACCTTGGTATTCACGACAAGAACAAGGTAGCATCTGCCGGCTCGAGCTACCCCCAGTTCCCTTTGGCAGACCCTACCCAGGTAGTGCAGCAGCTGACTGTAGCTGCCAAGCCTGTGGTTGAAGGAAGCGTAGACCCTTCTTATGGGTCTCTGCCGAATGAGAAGAAGGCCAGCATCAATGACGAGCAGCTGGCCGAGTTGTTTGGGCAGCCCACACAGATCGACTTCAGTTCAGAGACAGTTGCTACCGACATTACTGCGCTGAAGGACTCCATGAGGGGTTTGAAGGACAACCTCACTCACTTGGCAGATCAGCATGACAACGTCGCCAAGTATGCAAGCGAGAAGTACTACGACGAGGTAAAGCGCCACATGTTGGATGGCGGCAGCATCGCCGACGTAGTGAATGCAGCCCAGACAACAGGCCTCTCTGCCGAGAAGGTAGCTACTGTAATCAATCCAGTGGTTACCCGTCTCATGCAGGAGAAGGTTGCCGGAGCCCATACTCTCAAGCACCAGCTCAAGAGTTTGGAAAAGCTCGCTCATCGTCAAGTAAATCCAGAACACCCCTTCGTTGCTCTCGTTTCTGAGATCGCAGACGCGAACGACACTATTGCGATGTGCTCAGTCAAGATTGCCGAAGCCAATGAGGCAATCCACGACATCGACGAGTTCATCAAGGGGAACCTCCGTGCTCTTGCGTCTCGCTAAGACGGCGAGCACTCTTTCTGCTCTCCGCAAGATGGCCGGACTTCTCTCTACTATTGGTAAAGGCATTGCCAATAATCCCGGCAAGACCGCAGTTGGAGTTGCAGCTGGGGTTGGTGGAGTAAAGCAGACCAAACAATTCAAGAAGGGCTTTGACCCTGCTATTCACAATCAGCTCGCAGGGCCGATCACTCCTCCCCCAGGTGGACCATGAATAAGAGAGAAGTTCTTGAGATTGCAGATCAGGCTGATCATGAGACTATGGTGAAGGTCGCTGTTGCCATGTCACTAGTTCAGAAAGAGTCTCCTGAGTTTGTAGAAGAGATAGCAGCTGAGCTTGATGCGATTGTTGCCCATACTCAGGATGGGGTCCAGAAGCTTGCTGGTGTTGCAGACAAGGCTCTAATGGGAGCTGCGGTTTTAGGTACCGGTGCAGCAATGACTCTTGGTGGTTCTGTTGCCGCCGACCTATACGATGCAGCCAGGAGAGGTTTAACCAAGAGTCGCAACTTTCGTCGGATCATGATTGCCAATCCTGATTTAGACAAGAAGGTTAACGACCCAAAGCGTCTAAAGGCCGCTTACACAACTCTACATAGGTACGCTCCAGACATGACGTCTGATCCAATGCTCGGTGGTGCGATCTTGAGCGTAATGGGTCGCATGGAACCCGAACTACTACCAGACTACATGGAGCGTCTAATCAAGACCAGGGGTACGCTTACGGATGTCAAGCGTAACCAATTCGGCGTCCATGGAACATTTGGAGTTGCTCAGAAGATGATGGAGCCTGAGCGCCTGAGGCGTTGATGCTAATTAAGCAATGCCAGTTCTGGGGTAGAACGGAGAGTGGCATCTTCTGCCAGCCACTCTTTGGATCTGCTGGCGTCTTTGAAAAGACCGCCGGCGCTCCACCATTCTCAGATTGGTCAACCGGCGATGAGCTTAGAGACTTCATCGAGAAGATTCCTGCCGGTGAGCGTAAGAAGTCTGCCTACGTTCTAGTGAACGCTCTTGGTGCTGGAGAGTATTTTGGCTCCAACATCAATGCCGACTACTTCCCATGGAATGCGCTTACCCATGAGGGAGAAGACTACGGCTACAAAACGTTCTTGAATGCCCACGCTTTCCAACACCACGCCAACAAAGATCCGTCCAGGGCATTTGGACAGCCGGTGCTTTCTCTTCTTAACCCTCAGATGAAGAGGGTTGAGCTCATCATTCGTCTTGATCGTGAGAGGGCGAAGGTAGAGCAAGCTGATGGGATCATCAACCGCATCGACATGGGAGAGTTCCCGGATGTGTCGATGGGGTGCAAGGTTCCATACGACATCTGCTCCATCTGCGGGAATGAGTCCAAGACTCGTGATGACTACTGCAAGCACATGCGTCCCCCCGAAGAGCACAAGGGGGAGTGGGGACCTAACAAGATTCTCCCAGATGGCCGGAGAATCTATGTCATCAATACACTGCCCCGGTTCTTCGATATCTCCTTTGTTTTCATCGGCGCAGACAAGACTGCAAAAGTAATGGCAAAGGTTGCTTCTCGCGGCAACCAAGTTTGCCTTGGAGACATCTGCACCATCCCACGCCCATCGGCAGAGGTAGCTCACATGGTTCAAGTGCCAGAGAGCTACGGTGTAGAGAAGACAGCTTCAGCTCCCTGCGAAGTAGATTGCTGCAAGGAGAAGATGGCAGAGTTTGGCATCAAGAGCGCCAGTGAGAAACTGTCTGAGATCTTGAAGCAGGTGCCAGCCAACAAGTTCACTGAGCTTACTGTTAGAGAACCAAACATTCCCAATCTCGAGCGCCACGCTGAGGAGATGCCTCTCTCCTCTATTTGCAGCACGGCTGGGGCAATGGGCATTCCATTAAAGCCCCAGGAGTTCCAAACCATCGTTCTGGTCAAGATGGGTTATGCCGACTGGGCTCGTGAGTTGAATGACAACAACTTGGTATTCAGACAGGTACCTGGTGTCATTGATCAGGTTGGTCTGGATATGAAGGCAGTGAACTCAAAACTTGCTGCTGATTTGATGTCCGTAGTGCAATACCGCACAGCTTTCGGAGAACCGTTTGCGCTACGGAGACTTGGGTTTGAGAAGACAAATCAGAAGGCTCTTCCCACCCCCAATCCCATAACGCATTCTCTCCTGGACAAGATCTCGGCAGCTTACAACGGCTATCGACAAAACCTCTTGCTCAAGATCTCGCAGGCGGCAGCAGCAGTGGAAGGCGACCCGCAGTTGAGGCAGGCACTGAACGGAAGGATGCTGATCAATATGTTTGCAAAGACAGCCAGCGTCCCGACGTTGAACCTCGACTCGGTGGCATACATCGCGGGCGCATATATGGCCAGCAGCCTGTTCAGCAATGCGGCAGTCACCATGGCGGTGTCTGCTGATCGGTGGCTTCAAGACCACATTCCGGCCTAGGGGTTCTGAACCTCGAAGATGGCCTCCCCCATCTGCACTCAAACGGAGAATCAAATGAACAAGGAACTGGCAGAGATGTACGGGACGGCACCGGCCGGTGATGAAGAGACCCTTCAGAAGCAGGCTGCTGCTGAGTTGACTGAGGCTCTCTCAGATGACTCTGGCATCGACCTCAACGAGCTCACTGTAGATGACGTGGAGGCCATTGCGGCCGAGATGTTGTCTGAGGGTGAGAGTGAGACTGAGCCTGCCGCTTCAGAGGAAGGCGAAGAGAAGCTGGCAGAGGCTGACTACCTCGGTCGCGTGATGGCCCATTCTTTCTGGCAGGAGAAGACCGAGCTGGAGAAGGATGCTGCCAATGCGAGCGAGAGACTCCTTCAGTCGAAGGGTGAGATGTCTCCCTCTCCTGGAAAGAATTCCTCAAAGGCAGAGAGGGCCAACTTCCGTAAGCAGCGCGAGCTAGGAAAGGGTTTTGCCAACCAGGCTGACCCAAGCAGCCCAAAGACAAAGCTTGATAGGACCATCAACGCTCGTGGGGCCAAGCAGGGTAAGGTTCCAGGAGCCAAGGCTGGTCTGAAGGAGCGGGCTCTTGGCCAGTTTGGTAACATCAAGAAGAAGGTTGTAGATGTGGCCAAGAAGTATCCAAAGTCGGCAATCGGCCTTGGAGCTTTGGGTGCTGCGGGCGCTGGCTTTGGCGCTGCGAAGGCATTCGGAGGCGAGAAGAAGAAGGCCGCATCTGCCGAGGAGACCGAGTCGACCACGCCGGCGTTGGACGCATTGACCAATGCTCGGGTCAACGAGATCCTGACGGCAAACGGAATTGACCCAGAGACACTTGGCGAGCCAGCTGAGAAGACAGCAGCTGACGAGCAGGTGAATCCGGCAGATCTCGTCAATACCGTTGTAGAAGATCGGGCTCTCGCAACGCTCGAGGAGATGGGATTCGACGTCTCCGCCCTGCGTGGTGAAGAGGCTCAGGAGTAGTTCCCCTCGTTAGGGGACCGGGAGTACGGGCCCGGTCCCCTAACACTTCGGAGTGATCAATGCCGGCTTGGATTCACGACAGGGCAGATCACATTCGGAGGAAGAATCCGGGAATGCCGAAGTCGGAATCTTTTGCAATCGCAACGCAGCAAGCTCACGCAACAGGACATACGCCACAGGGTTACGGAACATCAGAAGGTAAGAGAGAGGCAAAGGAGAAATACGATTCACCGAAGAGTGAATACAAGCAAACAGCAGATCCTTCCCACAAGACCAAGACCTCTGCCAACTTGGCATTGTGGAAGGGGTTTACTGACGAACTCCAAAAGATTTCAGCAGTCGGCGGAAGCGCAATGACGAAGCTCAAGACAGCCCCACCGAAGATGGCCCCATCTTACGCCAAGGCTGGCGTGGCTCCGCTTGAGTCTGCAACTAAGGCTGATGTGACAATGTCCACCAAGGCGCTTCCCCCGCCGGCAATCACGGCAGCGTGAAGGAGTCCAAGATGAAGTCAAAGCTGGCAGGTTACCAGCCTCTCCGGGAACTAGTACAGGCCACCATTAACGAGAACGCCAGGAAGTTGGCGATCGTTAATGATGAGTCTGAAAAGACTGCCTCTGTGCAGGAGCCGGAGAAGGTAGAGACACCGACAGGTCTCGACTTTCACGACCTCGACCACATGGACAAGCTAGCTGCCGCTCTGGAAGAGGCAGGAGAGAAGCTTGCAGCCGGTGATATGGGCGGCGAGTCCAGAGTTGGCGGAGAGCTCCTGGATAACAACAAGGGCACTCCAGGAACTCAGCAGTACAAGAAGAACAAGGCTCTGACTGAGCACACAGTCAAGGCCGATGAAGGCAAGACATCCAAGCACCCAGATGGCGCTGGTGGCCCAGGCACCCTTGTTGGTGACAACATGGGAATGGGAGTAAAGCCTGCTTACCCAGCCAAGGGTGTATTGAAGAAGGCCTCAGCTTCTATCCTTGAGCAGCTCCGTTCCAAGACTGCTGGTGAGAATCCGTTCGCCAAGAAGGATGGCGACAAGAAGGAGGAGAAGAAGGAAGGTGATGGCGACAAGGTCAAGAAGCTAGTCGCCTACGAGAAGAAGGAGCACGGCCACATTCCTTCTGAGAAGGAAGAGAAAGAAGAGAAGAAGGAAGCATCGGCCGTTGACTTCATCCTTGGTGCCATCGACAAGGCTGCTTCTGTAAAAAAGACCGCTGCTGGTGAGCAAGGCAATGCCGCCATCGAGAAGAAGATGGGTGGAGAGACCCTAGACTCTCCATCTGAGTCGGGACCAAAGCCTCCATCAAATCCTGGCCAGAAGGCTGTGATGTCAATCAGCGCAGCGATCAACGCCAAGAAGCGTGAGCTCAAGGCTCCACGCAAGGCAGAGCTTGCTCAGGTGCTGACAGAGCCAGCGTTCAGCGCCGCACACGACTCGAAGGTGCAAGAGAACCTGCGTAACGCCTCCAAGGGGGGCGTGAAGATCGCAGTGGCCAAGACCCTACTCCACAAGATTGCGGAGGAAGGGTGCAAGTGCGATGGGAAGGGCGAGTGCCAGTACTGCAAGCTGAAGGCGAAGGTCGAGGCAAAGAAGTCGGAGAAGAAGGACTAGACCTCGTCTTCCACAAACCTAACTCATCAACGAGAACGAGGAGAAGCACATGGACAAGATCAGCGCCACGCAGGCTCAGCAGCTCATGAAGACCGCAGCGGTGAATATCCGTGCGCTGTCGAAGGAGAACGCTGAGCTGCGGACGAAGGTCGCCAGCTACGAGCGTAAGGTGCGGGCCGAGCAGATCGCCAACCTGATGGAAGAGAAGGGCTACCAGCCCGACACCTCTTTCCAGGAGAAGGTTGCGAGCTTGCTGACGGGTGACCGTGACCTGGCCGTAGTGGAGGAAGCGGTAAAGATGGGCGCTCCTCAGATCAAGGTTGCGTCAGTCGACGATGACTCCAACGGTGGGCAGGTCCCAACTGATGGTGACATCGACGGCAAGGCAGCCGAGGCGAATTTCGTGTCGGGTCTGATTGAATAGGAAACCTCCTCGCGCAACACGGTCACCAACGTCTCATAAACCCCTTGAAGGAGAACCAAGATGGCAGCCCCTAACTTCACTCTCATCAGCGAGCTCCAGACGCTGACTCGGTATGACTTTCCGGTCACCGATCCCACAATCCTCAACCCACTCAACTCCAACCCCCTGGTCGACGGTGAGTGGCTCGAGCTTGACTCGAGCTACTCACTGATCCGTGGAACAGGCGAGGCCGCAGTTCCCTCGCACGTTGTCCACACCGAGCAGGGTCGTTATGACGTGCAGGGCCTTGGCAAGGTCAACGTGCTCTACCTCGGAATGTACGAGGCGGAGACGGCAGTCATCGACCAGACTGGTCCCCTAGCTCTTGGTGACCCGCTGACCGTGCAGACAATCACCTTCAACGCTCAGAACCGTCGTGGCCTGAAGAAGAGGGCTGCGACCAGCAAGATGGTTGTGGGTTTCGTGACGAAGATTGTCTCAGCGACCAAGGTCAGGTTCGTCCACTACGGGTGCGCCTGGTTCTAAGCGTAACCCACTAACAAGAATCAGGAGAAAAAGATGGACACCCAGAACGCACGTCAGGTCAACGACCTCTTCTTCGAGAAGGTCGCTACGCAGGAAGGGCAGACGAAGATCGCCGAATTCGGTGGCGCGTACATCAGGGACCGCCTCCGTGAGGTGAGCTTCGCACGCAAGGTCATTCCGCCTCAGCCAGTGCAGAGGACAGAGTGCCAGCGGTCGTTGAACCACGACACCTTGGTCAAGATCGTCGACATCGAGCCAAACTCGAAGGCGATGAGCATGACCTTCCGTGGTCAGCCCCGCGCCCGGTTCGTCCGTGGCCCTCGTTACGAGATCCCCTTCTTCACCATCTCCTCGGAGAAGTTCGAGAAGACGGAGCAGGAGCTCTTGGCCTACGAGATGCCAATCACCAAGATCATCGAAGAGAACTCGGTGAAGGACATCCAGGCAGTCGAGGATCGTCAGTTCTTGATCTTCGTCGAGGCCGCTGTCCAGGCTGCTCAGTTGGCTGCAAATGCCAACTCGGCTGCGAAGCTGAATGCCCAGACCTTCATCGGCGTGGGCGGCACCGTGGTGGTAGCGTCGGTCATCAAGGGTGAGGGTGCGGTTACTGCTGGCGCAATCGACTTCACCGTCCACCCTGTGTTGAAGCCGGACTTCATCAAGCTGAAGAAGCTTCTGCACCGCAAGCACCTGCGTGCAGAGCGGATGCTCATCACAGAGCCGGACTATGATGACATCTCGGCATGGACCATCCAGGACGTCGGCATGACGATCGCCGGCGAGACCTCGGTGGAAGGCTGGAAGGCCTCGACAGTGGTCGGTCTGAAGATCATCAGGACGATCAAGACCGAGATCCTCCGCGAGGGCAACATCTACTGCTTCACTGCTCCAGAGTTCTTGGGCCGGTTCTACGTTCTGAACCAGACCAAGTTCTACATCGACAAGATTGCAAACCTCATCACCTGGCAGTCATGGGAGGACATTGCAATCGGCCTCGGAAACGTGGCCTCGGTGGTCAAGCTGGAGACCTACGGTGGATCAGTAACTCCAACCGCTACCGACACTGGCTACGCAGCAGCGCTGCCACTGGATGAGACCGACCCGCTCTTCGCACCAGTGAACAACCTGGCTGACGCCGGCACGTTCACTCCGTCGGTGGTCCAGTTCTAGAACTGGATCTCCGAATAGGATAGAGTGAAGGGCGGCGGCGCATACCCGCCGCCCTTTTCTCTTTCAAGGAGCTACAATGAAGTACATCGTCAAGTCTGCGCTGGACGCTGGAACTCAGCAGCTGACTACAGTGCAGAGAACCCACCCATACTTCTCCGAGGCCCCCGTTGTAGCCGGTCACACACTTCGGCGTGGTAGCGTAGTTCAGTTGTCAGAAGATCAGTACCTGTTGTCGAAAGTGACCATTGAGCGCCTCATCAAGGCCCAGGCAATCAAGGTCGAGAAGCTAGAAGATCCTCCTCCAGAGACTGACCAAACGGTGGAGCAAGGCAGTGAAATCGAAACAAAGCCCTCCCCAGTCGTGGTCATTCAGGCAAGTGAGCGGCCTCTTGCTGAATCTGCTCCTGACAGCTCTAGTGGAGACAGCAGCAGAGAAGCTGAACACCTCCCTCAGGAAGCTTCTCAAGATCCGGGAGGAACTCAGCCAAGTGCAACAGCCCCTGAACTATCAGTACCAACCCCAACCAGAAAGCGGAAGGGACGCCAGTCATGATGGTCTGGAACACGACGAATACTCCCCTTGAGTACAGGGGCAAGATGCTACTTCCGGGTAATGGTCTTGAATTCGATATGGACTTCATTCCCAATCGAGATCTGAAGCTACAGGCAAACAAGGTCCTGTACTTTGGTGACTCCCTACCACTCTGGTTTGTATTGCAGCAACAGGTGGCAAACGCTCCAAAGCCAGCAGTGCAGGAACAGACATTACCCCAAGTCGTAGTAGATCCTGCTACCCAACCTCCGGCAGAGAAGCGCACATCAAAGAAGTAGATCCTTCCCGCTCATCTACTCTAGTCGGATACTCCGTCAAGGAGCCCACCAATCATGTCTCATGAGCATCGCCGCCAAGACGATCCACAGGAGACACCTCCAGAAGGTGCGAAGAAGGTGTCTCCTCGAGGACCGGGACGTCGGTACTCTGATTACGTAAAGCAGAAGGGTTGGTGGGCCCTAGTCATCGGCGTGCTTCTCCAGGGTGGCTTTATGACCATGTCCTGGAAGCTGATGAACATGGGAGAGCGTCAGATGGAAGCCGAGCGAGACGCTGCTCAAAAGCAAAGTGATGCGTACAGAGTTCAGCTCTCCTCACAGCACAGAGAGTTGGTAGATGCTCTGAAAGAGCTAGCGGCTTCCAACAAGGCAATTGCAAAAGTTGCACAAGAAGGACTCGAAGATCTTCACAAGGCACAGGACGATCTCAAATTGGAAAAGAGAACTCTAGAGATAGCCAGGGCAAAGCTCTCCAAGAGGTAGGGGATGCTGACCAAAGTGACGAGCTCTTTTCTCAAGCTAGCCATGATGGGGGGTCCCGTGGTCCTCTATGGAGCGTTTGTAAGTCTGGCTATATTCGGCACGGCTATTTGGGATGGAGAAGGGCATAAAGATGTCTTGGTTCTAATTGCAATGTCCCTTCTTGTCTTAGTGTTTGTAGAATGGTCTTTGGCCAGACGATTTACAGAGCATGAGAGGGTAGAAGTAAGAGAGAGACAGGTAGTCATAGCTGCTCAACAAGAGACATATAAGACATTGTTGATGGGTGCGCTAGAGCCTCTTCGTGCAGAGATGAATCGGATGGTGATGGTCTTCGATGGGAATGCTTCTTCGTATGACAAGCAATACCTCGAATTCCAGAAGTTGCGAGAAGGTGTGGAGCAGATCAAGACAGGTCTAGAGAAGCTCACATCTCTCAATCTTGAAGAGCGTCTCTCGACTGTAGAACGAGTTTTGAAGCTGAAGCCGTAGTGTTTGAGCCCGCAAATGATTTCTCCATGCATCTTCTTGCAAAGTAGTTCCCACCCGACAAACCCAGTGGCACGCTGCCACTATCTTCGGAGGCAACAATGAGCGACAAGGTTCTCCCAGGTGACAAGATCGGCGCAGGGATGACGATGGCCGCGCACGATAACGGCAACGTCGTTGGTGCCCCGGCATGGCTAGCTGACGTTGAATGTGTCGGCCCAGACGGGACCAAGTGGACTGACCGTTGGCAGAATGCGGTTCAGTTCCAGGGCAAGGTCGATATCATGAACCGCTACTTCGGGCAGCAGACAAATGCCTCGATGAGCGTCTGGTATCTCGGCCTCCACAGCTATACAAACGCCACCGCGTCCATCCTTTCTGGATTGACCGGCATCACCGCCTCCGAGGTTGGTGGTTACGGCGCGAACCGGCAGTCGATCACCATCTCGACATTCAACACCAACGTGTACACCACTACTGCGTCGTTTGGTTTCACGACCAGCACGTACACTGTGTCGGGTCTGTTGGTGGCTGGTAACTCGGTCGGTTCGACTGCATCTGCGACCGCAGGAACCGCTGGCATCATCTACTCGGCAGGTAACTTCAACGCCGGATCTCGTCAGGTACAGAGCGCCGACACTCTGAACGTCACGCTTACCCTGTCGATGGCGTAGTTGTAGTAAGCTGCGGGTGGCTCAGGCGGGTGTCGGGGCCTTCAAGCCTCGACCCCGCCTTTCTTCTAGGAGGCCCTCGTGCCAGTAACACATGCAAAGTCGATTACGGCAGCTGACTGGGGTGCTGGGGCAGTTACTGTATTCAACTCGCAGGGATCTACCACTACTATCAACGCAACAGATCTAGTTCGCGGACAGGCAGACTGGAACGCGAACCACCAGATCGTCTACAACATGGGTGGTAACACGTCCAATACCAGCCAGGTGGCTGGAACGGACATTCAGTTCCACGGCGGCAACAACATCACCCTGAGTGGAAACGGCAGCACCATCAGCTTCAACGGGTACGGGACAACTGTCTCGAGATCGTATGCCGGTCCAGGACTCACTACACCTGCCGGCGCTCAAAACAACACGCAGGCGTCGATTCAAAACCTACTGGTCAACGTCCCATTGGCAGCTTCTGCCATCGGTATTCCTATCTCGATTGCCGTTGGTACCGCTGCCAATACTTCATCGGCTGGCAAAGTAATCTCGTTGTCGGTTGTGTTCTACACGAGAAACGGCAGCACGCTGAGCTCGTTCAACTCTGGTTCCGCCTCGTACACCGGCTTCTACCAGAGCAACAGCTCTTCGTCTTACGCTTCCATCCATGACATGAATATTCCGTTGGCGACGACTACGATCTTCGTTCCAAACCGTTACTACTTTGCTCTTCACATGTCGACCGCCACATACTCATCTGGTGCAGTAGCTTCTTGGACGAACCTCGGCCAGACCGTTTCTGTTGGCGTTATGCCAGCAGCAACTGCCTGGATGGCGATCATGGGTTGGAACGTGGCGTCAAATGCCACTGGCCAGCAGGATGACTTCTTGGGATTGTTTGGTTCTGGTGGTACGGCAGCCACAATCCAGAACAACGCCATTACTGGTGCCAGCACTCAGGGTGGTGCTGCAAACGTTTGGTTTGACCTCCGCAACTACACAGTCTAGGTGGGCCAATGGTAACCGTTCAAGTTCAGTGCTGGTGCTATGCAGACAACTGCGGGGCAAACGTAGCACTTCAAGTTCGTTTGAAGGATGTCAACGGCACCCCAGACCTAGCCCTAAATCCTCCCCCAAAGGATGGCATTTGGCACTTGGAAACTTTCTACCTTCCGACTGGCTGGAAGGTGGTTCCAAACACATTTACGGTTCCCATGTATTGTTTGTGCCCAGACCACGCAAATCAGGCACCTTAAGGGACTTCTCTTTTAGACAGTAGACGTACACACACTCATGCGCTAGTGTGTCGGCGTCTTGTCTCAAAGGAGATCAAAACACATGTCAGAATCTTTCACGGTGCAGGACCACGACCCTGGAAGGCACAACCAGGATCTAGAGAACGCCCGCCTTAGAGTCATTCAAGGCGGGAGCTGGAAGAGACAAGATTGCATCGTCCTTCTTCCAGCAGCCAAGATGGTTCCAATGAAGTGTGCGATGAGCTGGTGGAACCTCATCTTTCCCCCCAACAACGGCGTCATCAAGATCGGTATGGTGGGTACAGAGGTTGGCCAGGCGTACTCAAACGCCATTCAGATGATCTTGGACAACCCTCAGCTCTCCAAGTTCCCATACATCGTCACCATCGAGCATGACAACGTCCCGCCTCCAGACGGCGTGCTCAAGCTCATCAAGCACATGGAGATGCACCCTGAGTTTGCTGCCATCTCAGGGCTATACTGGACCAAGGGTGAGGGTGGTTGCCCACAGATCTGGGGAGACATCAACGACCCAATGGTCAACTATAGGCCACAGCCACCAAGAGCTGACGGAGGCCTGATTGAGTGCTACGGCATTGGGATGGGCTTTGCCGTTTGGCGGACTGAGATGTTCAAAGACCCAGATCTACGCAAGCCGTGGTTCAAGACAGTGGCAAGCGCAGAAGAAGGCGTTGGAACCCAGGATCTGTACTTCTGGGGCGATGCAAGGAAGTATGGCTACCGCTGTGCAGTAGCCTGCGACGTGCCGACTGGGCACCATGATCTTCAAACCGACATCACCTGGTAGTCTGAACCGTCAAGCATTCAGGAGAGCGAATGAACCCCAATCCTCAGTACCCGAACAATGGAATCCAGATGTCAAACACCAATCCTCCTCCCCTGCCCGCCGGCGTCCAGATGGCCGCCCTCGAGCGCCAGATGGAGGAGATCAAGAAGGCCATGGAGCTGCTAAAAAACCCTCCATCGGTCTCCCCGACGCTAGGAACAGGCATCCGGCTTGACCTTGGGTGCGGCTCTGGAGAACGCAAGAAGCCAGGCTTCCTGGGCGTAGATGCAGAGCAGAGGTACAACAAGGACGGGACGCCTGGTATCGACATCGTACACGATCTGACGGTCTATCCTTGGCCTTGGGAGAACGACTCGGTAGATGAGGTTCACGCCTCTCACTTGCTCGAGCACATTCCCGGCAAGGATGTTGACTTCAAGGTGGAGATCGACTGGAACACCAAAGAAGTCAAGACGACGAAGGTTGTCACCAGGCCGAGGGCAAAGTTCTTCAACGAGCTCTACAGGATCATGAAGAAGGGAGCCAAGGCGACCTTCATCACTCCTCACTGGTGCTCAAACAGGGCATACGGGGACATTACCCACGAGTGGCCGCCCGTCTCTGAGATGTTCTGGTTCTACTTGGACAAGACCTGGAGGGAGCAGAACACTCCTCACTGGGATACTGCCCAGACCGCAGATGTGAATGCTTACACCTGCGACTTCAAGGGAACCAGCTGGGGATACTCTACGGCTCCTTGGATGGTCGGACATACCCAGGCCTGGAATGAAGACGCTTTGTCACGCTACAAGGAAGCCGCGCAGGACAT